GCTCCTGATCTTTTTAAGAGAGATAAGAAAGATAAGGGAAAAGTTCCTCCAGGTGGTGACGACAAAGAAAAAGCCCAACAAAAGGAACTTGATCGATGGATAAGTTTTACACAACAGCTTGAACAAGCAGAAAAAGCATCCTGGGATAGAAGAACAGCAGGTTATTTGGCTTTTCTTGATAAGCGAAAACAATTAGAGGAACAAGGCATATATGCCGGAGACGTTGCTTTGGAGAACTTGGAAAAAGAAGTTGAAGCAGGTCTTCAAAAAACATTAGCTGGAATAACTAAATATAATGAAGATCAAAAATTATTGAAGGAAACATTTGACGAGCAATATTCAACCTTGACAATGTCCCAGTTTGATAAGGAGAAAATGGCGATTCAAAGTCACGCACAAGAGTTGTTAAGTTCCGGACAGGCAACAGCGAAACAAAAAATCGCAATAGCCCAATGGACCGCCAAAGAAATTAGGAAGATCGATCAAAAAGAATTTCAGTCAAAAGTGGATATGATACAACAAGCTTTTAGTATGATGTCTCAAGGATTTTTAAATGTTGCTCAGATGGGAGGAAAATATAGCAAACAAGCGTTTGGTGTTTACAAATCAATTAAAATAGCAGAAACAATAATTGCGACTTATAGTAGTGCGCAGAAAGCGTATAGTGCAATGGCTGACATTCCATATGTTGGTCCTGCTCTTGGGGTGGCCGCAGCGGCTGCCGCTGTTGCCTCTGGAATGGCTCAGGTACAAGCAATTAGAGCGGCGGAACCTCCATCATATGGTTATGGCGGAGTATCAACTAAGCCGGAATATGCTTTGGTCGGTGAACGTGGCCCGGAAGTTCATTTACCTGTTAGAAAAATGGCGAGCGGAGAATGGGGAATAGGAACAGAAGGATCAACTAAAACAACGGCTCCAAGCGTAACCGTCAATATGATCAATCAAAGCGGACAGGATCTTAGCGCTGAACAACAGGGCCAGCCACGGTTTGACGGACGGCAAATGGTATTAGATGTTGTGGTGGATAGCATAAATAGAAACACGGACGTGGGACAGGCCATGTGGGGCATGAGATCATAATGGCATTAACACTTGCAGCTTCAATAGCCAATGCAAAAAACAAGCTCTTCGACAACGAGCCCTGGCTTCCTCTCCTGGAAATTGATGTTCCCGCCCTGGATGAACCCTTGAAGCTGGTACGAAACACAGAGGATATTTCCTGGCCTGAAGAGGTGCAGGATCTCACCGATTACACCGAGACAGACCCGAACGCCCGATTCACTGTCATAGCGGATAAAATCACGGTCAATGGCCTGACCCGTAATGAAGATGCCTATGTCTATTATGACTTTGGCGTGGGTAATACATACTTTGATGGCAGCTATGAGATATGGACAACCGTGAAGATTACAGCGGCAGATGCTTGGGGATATTTATTTTTGGATTCACTTACAAATCTTGTCAATGATTTTAAGGGTATTGATACTGCTAATGGTGATGCTCTAAGTATTAGGATTTCTAATGTTGGAGGAGTATATTATATTCATCTATATGAACTTGATGGTGGCACGGTTTATACCGATGTTTATGTTTGTTCTGTCGATACTACCTATTATCTGCGATTTGTACGGGATGAGACGGATGATACGGATTACGGCACGCTTTACTGTTATATCTACTCGGACGCGGCCCGTAAGATCCTCCTGGATACCCTGACGCTTACGCTCCACACCTCGAAAAAAAACTTCCGGTATCTATATGGAGCACAATCATTTAACGATGCCAATGCGGCAGCTATGTCTGCCGAAATATCCGACTTAGAGATATACAACCGCTGGCAGAAGTTTCCTTATGATCTGGCAGAGTCGAAGCAGGCCTCGGACGGCTCGATACAGACCTTGCAGGCCAGGGTCGCTAACGTCCTCCGGCAAGTGGAATCTTATATTAATGATGCCGATGGGGGGTACGGCTCGGAGGTTATTATCAGGGTCGTCTATAACGGCGATCTAACTTTGACAGATGCTGTACTCGAAGAAAGGTTCGATGTCGGCAAAGTCAGCTTTGACAATATTTGGGGGGCATTTGAACTGATACCGGATTCGTTTTTTACAAATCGTTTTCCGAAGGATACTTTTTCAAGGGTATCTTGCCGGCATGATTTCAAGAGTCGAGAATGCGGATATACAGGTTCGGAAACCGAGTGCAACAGGACTATGGACGATTGTATCGCACGGAGTAACGAAGCTAATTTTGGAGCTTGTCCTGCTATTCCCGGCGGGAGTTTTAATGAGGATGATCCGGCTGTGATATATGCAAGTACATAGGAGGGAAGAGATGAAAAAAAAGAGAGTACAAAGTTATTGCACAAACTATGATAAGTATTCTTCGTTTAAAAAGGATCTTGAAAGGCTATTAGAAACGCCTCAAATAAAATTATCTCCTTTGAATCCGGCGCAAGGGAAAGATTTTGTTCTTGTCTTATCTCAGGAAGTCTTGCGTAGTTCCCTGATTAGAGTTTTGGAAGAAACGGATGAAGAACTTATCAAGTTCGAGGCAAATTTTGAGAAATGGGACAACGACATTCTGACTGAACCTGTTGAAGAACCTAAAATACCGGAGTAATAATTATGCCGATTCCTGTCAACGATCTTATTCATAAGCCGTTCAAGGATGGCGGGAGAGGGCCGGACGATTATGATTGTTCCGGTTTGATGATGGAAGTCATGAGAAGGGCCGGAACTATCATCCCTGACTATGGAAATGGAATATCCTGCAATGATACGAAAAATATTCATGATGCCATTTATAAGGCAGAACCTGAATGGGAACCGATTAAGAAAATAAAACAGGGTTGCCTGATTGTATTGTCTTACTCTGTTCCCGGTTGGGCGTCCCATGTTGGTGTTGCGATCGGCGGAGATAGTTTCATTCATACAAGATCAGCAACCGGAGTGAAAGTCGATCATATATCCTCGCCCGCATGGAGAAAAAGGGTGATGGGTTACTATATTTATAAAGGAAATGTAAGTGGATAATAACCTGCAAATAACAAAGATCACGAATCCGTTTTATAGGCAAAGTGAAAAAACACTGATTCCTTATTGTAGTGGAATAACTGTAACAGATGTTTTGGAGATGCATCGGATACCGTTAGATATGATTTCCATGTTTACAGTTATTGTAAATGGCAGAGAATGTAGGCATTTTAATACTGAACTTTTTCCTGGCGATTCCATTGCTGTTGTGGCTAAAATTCACGATCCTGGAGGTGGAGGTGATGGCGGCAAAAACACCTTTAGTGCTGTTGCAATGATTGCTACTGTGATTCTTGCTGGGGTACTAACTGGTGGCGCTTTAGCTACAGCAGGCATTTCCTTCTTTGGTATGGGCATTGGCATATCTGCGGTTATGGGGGGCCTTGGTGTGATGGGGGGAATGATTTTAGTAAATTCCCTTTTGCCTACGCCCGAAATGGCGGGCGCTCCTATGCTTGGTGGGGGGGGATTAGGTGGAGGTGGCGCAGATTCGGAATCCCCAACATACGGATGGAAAGGCGGCGCTCAGAACTCCTGGCAAACAGGCAGGCCATATCCTGTATTGTATGGAAAATATCTGGTAGCGGGGCAGATAATAAATCATTGGATTGAGACAAACAATGTTGAGGATTACCAGACCGTCAAAATGCTTATCGTAATGTCGGAGGGTATTTGTAAAACCCCTGTTGAGTCGGTAGACGATATCTGGGTAGATAATAGGATTAGGCTCAGTGATATTAAGGAATATGAATTTGAGACTACAAAAGGTGGGCTGGATCAAGATACCGTTTCCATTGGTAACTTTGATCAATTGCATCAATATCAGTCGGTATCGGCAAAGATTGAGGATCAAGAGGTGCTTGTTCTGGATGGAGATGCCTTTGCCTTTGTGGATACCAGTCCATTAACTCAGACAGTTACCAACACCGGTGTTATACAAGATGTTGTTACGAAGAAGTTTGGCGCGGGATCTATGCACTTTGATAACGTTGGCGATCAATTGTCCGTGGCCGACGCCGACTTTAACGACTTCTCGGAATCGGATTTTACAGTTAGATTTTTTTATTATCCTATCCTATGGGCTACGAATCAGGTTGTTTGGGGAAAAAGAATTGACAATACCAGATGGTTTGCTCTCACTCTCACCTGGGGCAACACTATGTGGTGGGAATATGTGAATGGTGGTGGTTATCAATATCTTATTTGGACAAATTCAGCTCTTACTAATGGAGCATGGAATCATATAGAGCTTACCCGCCAAGGAAATTGGTATTATATTTTCCTTAATGGTATTTTACAACAATCAAAGGAGTGGTTAACACACACATTTCTTAGTTTTGCTCGTCCAATGACATTTGGAACAACAGTTGCTTATTCCGGGATGAATGGGTGCAATGCTTATCTGGATGATATTGTTGTAATTAAAGGAAAAGCTCTACATACAGAAAGTTTTGATGTACCAACAGAACCATATTCAAAAGATTGGGGTTTTACAGTTGAAACAAAAGGAAAAGCCGAAAAGCTGATTCCTCATATCGAATTTCCTGGTGGATTATATGAGGTGGACGGCACTGGAAAATTAATTGATCGGGACTGCAATATTGAAGTTAATTATAAAGTTAGAGGAGCTTCTACCTGGATATTAAGGCAGGGTACATTTTCTTTTACCTCTGGCTCGGCTGAGCCTTCTGTGGCCGACGAGATAGAGGGAAACACAAGTGGGGCCATAGGAACTTATGTAAGTTGTGAAGTTACAAGTGGGACATGGGGGGCAGGTACGGCAGTCGGAACTATGGTTTTAAAAGATGTTGTCGGTACATTCAGCGCAAGCGAAACCTTTAATAACAACACCACGGTTGTTAATAATATTGCAACCGCCGCAGCAGCCGCGACAGACCTGCATCACCATGAGGTAATAACTACTGCACAAAGAGTGCCTGTTCGCAGGCAGTTTCCTATAGATGTCGATAAAGATAACTATGACGTGCAAATTGTCAGGGTTAGCGATATCGACTACGATACCAAATATGTAAGTGCTTTTTATTGGACAGGTTTTGATGAGATTTTGGCTGAGGAATTAAAATATCCCGGCCTTTCCCTCCTTGCAATTTCTATTCAGGCGTCTGAGCAGTTAAATAGTACAACCCCTAATATTACTGCCCTCTGGGATCGCGGCACTATTGCCGTGCCTGACTGGTTTCCGGCCCATCGTGATTTCACGGACTACACCAAGGTGGACCCGAATGGCCGATTTACTTCCGTCCTGGATTATCGAATTGAGGTTACAGGGCTCACCCAAAATGAAGATGCCTATATTTACAAGGATATGGGACAAGACTGCTTTGATGGGGATTTTTTGGCGTACATGGAGATAGAGTTTTCCGCTATGGCGGACGGCGATAATACAATCGTGTTCGGCCTGGCAAACCTGGTTGATGATTTCAATGGTATAGATACCGCCTCAGGAGACGAGCTGGCAGTGGTGCTAAACCGGACCGGCGCGGCCTATAAGATTATGCTCTACGAGCTGGACGCTGGCACGCTCTACAGCGACAGCTACACCGGGGCGCTGAATACTAAATATTATCTGACCATCAAGCGGGATGAGGCGGTCGGCACATATGGCACGCTGTATTGTTATATTTACAGTGATGAAGCCAGGTCAGCCCTTTTTGACACCCTGACGCTGACACTGCACACGTCGAAAAAGGATCTTAGATATCTGTACGCGGTGCAGTCCTGGAACAACGCCTCCGGTGTTACCTGCTCCTGTGATATAACCAACCTGGAATTTGTAAAGGAGGTCGAATCCTCCAATTCTGCCTGGGGTTCTTACGATCTAATAACCCATGACAGGTACGGATGCCAGAAACTGCCTATAGTCGGCACAACCGAACTGATCAACGAGGCGAACTGGCAGGCATGGGCGGACAATAATGACGGAACTACCTATGCGGATGAAAAGTTCACAAAATATGTCGAGACCGACCCGAATGCCCGATTCACAGTCATAGAAAAGAAGATAACCGTCACCGGATTAACCAGGAATGAAGACGCATACATTTACAGGGACTTTGGCCCGGATTATTTTGATAGTGACTTTGAGCATCAGGTTGCCGTTAAAGTAACGGCAATAGACGATCAGATGGCTTTCGTTATTTGGGGGACGGCCAATCTTATAGATGATGTAAAAGGAATTGAAGCTGCCAACGGAGATGAGTTACATTTGCTTTTTTACAGGAACGGAGCAGATTATCATCTTGGCCTTAAAGAACTTGATGGCGGAACGGAATATACTAATTGGTACAGCCATGTTGTAGTCGGCACCACCTATTACTTAACCGTCAAGAGAGACGAATCAGTAGGTACTTACGGTACATTATATTGTTATGTGTATTTCGATTCAACAAGGAATACTCTTTTAGATACCTTAATCTTAACCCTTCATACCAACAAAAAAGACTTCCGTTATTTATATGGCGTTCAAAGTAGTAATAATGGAGCTGGGATAACAGGGGCCTGTGAGATATCCAACCTGTCCATCGGTCATACACGAGTGTCATGCAATGGCGTCCTGGACAGCTCGATGGCTGTCACCACGGCGCTCCAGAAGTTTGAGCAGATCGGCAGAGGCAAAATAATCAGGAATGGTAGATATGTGAATGTGGTGTATGAAAAGCCGGAGGATACCCATAGCCATGTGTACTCGTCAGGTACTCATTTCAAGGACACCTTCAAGCTGGAATTTATTGACCGTAATTCCGTGCCGGATGTGTTGAACATTGAATTCAACAATGCAAGAAAGCTGAATTACGTACAGGATAAGATACCGATACTCAGTTCCGACTATGACAGTCTGACACGAGTTCCGCAAATAGAAACCTTGAAGCTATGGGGTTGCACAGATCAGGATGTGGCGACAAGATTTGGCATATTTCGTATGCAGATGAATGAGATGCTCAATCGAGCCGCGTCTTTTGAGGAGGATGTAAACGCCATCGCCACCGAGCTGGGCGACATGTGCATAGTCGAGCATTCCAGTGACAAGGTATCCTGGGGCGGCCTCCTGGCTGACCAGGGAAGCTCCGACAGCTTTACGATTGTACTGGACCAGGAAGTTGGCCCGTTGGCCGCCTCTGACAATTACAAACTATGGCTGCAAAAAGCAAACGATACCCTGGTTGAACGATATCTGGAGGCCGAGGCATCGGCCACGGACACGGTGGAAGTCAAGAGAGAAGATTATACTGATTATACCGAGGTTGATCCTAATGCCAGATTTGCTGTAATTACAAATAAAATTACTGTTAATGGACTTACTCAAAATGAGGATGCTTATATTTACTATGACTTTGGTGTTGATTATTTTAATGGGAATTATGAAATCCAGGTGACTGTTAAGATAACCGCTTCTGATCTTAATTGTAGGATTGCTGTCTGTAGTTTTTGTAATCATATCGGTGATGTTGCTGGTCCGGATATGGAGTTTTTATATTTGTATCGTGATGCTGGAGGAGCTTATAAAATTCGATTATACGAAATAGATCCTGGAGGCTCGACGGCAGATGATTATGTTTGTTCCCTTAATACCATTTATTATTTAATAATGAAAAGAGACGAAAGTGTTGGGACATATGGAACAATTTATTGTCTTATTTATTCTGATTCTGCAAGATCAAATCTTCTCGATACATTAAGTCTAACTTTACAGACTGCAAAAACGGATTTTAGATATTTATATGGAGTGCAGAGTTATAATACAGGCAGTGGCAATGCCATGTCCGCTGAGATATCCGATCTTCGTATTCACTCGCTTTCCGGTCTGGCCGAATATGACGTTTTCGCCATTGGCAAGTCAACCGGGGAGCCTTTGAAATACAGGATGCTGAATTTGAGCAGGACGGTTGACACGACTTTCAAGCTCGGGCTTTTGGAATATGACGAGGATATTTATTACCATGACGATTTCGATCAGGGCAACACACCTATATAAGGAGAATTAATTATGGCAGATTGGCCGTCCATATCTAAGTTGTATGAAAGCATAGAAGAGGCAAGCATCATGCCTGCAATTCGTTCGCCTAAAGAAGCGGGCTATATTCAAACAAGACCGCAATTTACGCTTGCAAAGAAAAGGTTTACTTTGAGATGGAGATCATTATCAGATGCAGATCATAGTACATTAAGAACTTTTTTTGAGACAACAGTTACAGGAGGAGGAGCAAGTTTCGATTGGGGACATCCTTCAGGGACAACTTATACAGTTCGATTTATGGATGACGAACTTAGATTTATTAATAGAGAAAGAGATTATTGGAAAGGATCTGTTAAATTGAGAGAGGTGTAAATTATGCCAGATACAGTTTTGAACCTGATTTTTCTCTTTGGAGGAACCGTTCTTGCATTTGGGATATGGGCGCTCAAGAATTTAATCTTGTCAAGGACAAAGATCAGGAAAGCCTCTGATCAACCTTTACAGTTAGGAGAATTTAATGTCATGTGTAAAGAAAATATGGAAAAAGCAGAAAATGCGGCGGAGTTGAAATTCATTACTGATGAAAGACTTGAATTGTTTTGCGATAAGAAAACAAAAGGTATAAGAGATGCCTTCAAGACTGATCTTGACCATGCTATCGAGTTAGTAAATCAACAGCTTGTACAAGGGCACAAAAAATTTGAGAGCTTGGAAAAAAGCATTATTGATTTGGCTACATGCACAAATCAAATGAAAGGATCAGTTGATACCTTAGTCAAAGTCGTTAATGAAAACGGTTTCAAAAAATAAATCAAGAGGAGAATAAAAATGGAATTACTATGTATTGGTGCAGGAATCATTATTGGATTTGTAGGATGTTTCTTTGTTATGAGAAACAACAAAAAGAAGTTCAAGGCTTTAATAGATATTGATAGCATTGATCAGCTCAAGATCAAGTTAAAGAATTTGTTATAATGGATGAAAAACAGATATCGGAAAATCTAACTAATCTGAATCATGTAGTCAGAAATGAGGTGTTGGCTATGGAAAAGAGTCTTGTTGTTATTCGCAAGGCTTTGAGAAATTTTAAAAACATGATTGATAACAATTCAAAGAAGGAGAAATAGAATATGTATTATTTATTAATTTTTCTGCATTATGCCTTTAGTTGGTTGCCTAAACTTCAAGATCTATCTTTTTTGCCGGTATGGGTATGGGCGTTTATCTTACCTGTTATTTACACGGGATTGATTATTTTTGTGCCTCTTCCTTGGTGGGCATGGACGATTATCGGATTCATATCTTGTGCTCTTGTTTTCAATACAATACTTTACGGCATGCCTGGACCGCAAGGATATCATAGATGAAAGAACAAGTCTACATAGTTAGATATCCTTCCATAGATCAGGGAACGCAGGGATATCTAATCACCAATGGATTCACTTGCCGTTCTTTGGAGTTGCCGTGGCGAGATAACCAACCTAACAGGTCATGTATTCCGACAGGGACTTATGGGGCGGTTATCAGACTTTCTCCGAGGTTCGGCAAAGTCTATTGGGTCATGGAAGTCGAAGGACGTAGTTGGATATTGATGCATGTTCTTAATCTTGCAGGAGATATTGAAAAGGGCTGGAGGACTCACAGCGAGGGTTGTATCGGCCTTGGAAAATACATGGGCAAATTAGATGGGCAACTGGCGGTATTGATGTCCAGGTTTACAGTGAGGAAGTTTGTAAATCATATGAAGGAAAAACCTTTTGATCTCACAATAATGGGAGGGTAAAGTTATGTTAGCTACATTATTAAGCGCGCCGATACTTGGAGCAATAACGGGACTTGTTGGCAATACAATTACGGCAATTTTTCAGTTCAAGCAGAAAAAATCAGATAATGCCCATGAGGAAGAGATGCTTAAATTGGAAACTGCTAATATGATTAAAGAATCGGAAATGAAGATTGAAGTGCAAAAGGAGGAGACCAGAGGGGCAATTGAGCTGGCAGAGATAAAGGCGTATCAAGAATCTATGAAGCAAGGCGCAATTGACTTGTTTGATAAGTCCTATATGGCAAAGCTTTATAGGTCGCCCTGGACTTCCTGGATAGGAGCTTTGCTTTCAATGTTCTTCGGGTTAGTTGATATCATTAAGGCATTGATGCGTCCAGGTCTGACTTTGTACCTGACAATTCTGGCTACAATATTAACAATACAGGCTAAGGCAATTATGGATCAGTTTGGGCAGGATATAACGGCGGCCCAGGCGTATGCTTTATATATGCTGGTGACTGAGACGATCATATATCTGGCTGTCAGCTGCATTACCTGGTGGTTCGGCGACCGCCGACTTGCCCGCATCATGAATCGCTCAAACAAATGGAAAGATGAGTAAACAAGGTTCAAAATTATTTAGGATATAATAAGTAACTCTAAGCATTACAATATCAAGAGTAGCAAATGATGTTTTCAGACAGCGTTTGCAGGCCTATTTATATATAGCCCCTGCCAGGACAATTCTGTAATCCTGACAGGGGCTATATTTTTCAGTTTTTTCAATTTTTTGATTTGTAACCTATTAAAATCATTAGTCTTTTTTCAAAAAAAATCAGAAAAATCAGACTTAACCTATTAAAATCATTAAGAAAACCCGAAAAACACCTCTTATTTAAAATCTTAATTATTTTTAACTAAAAAACATGTCTGAAAAACGCCCTATAATCAATGGGTTATTAAAATAAATAAAAATAAATCTTTTTTTTCTTGATTTTCTTGATTTTAAATATTATAATTTAACCATGTTAAACAAGGTTAAATATATTGATTTTGAGGGGGTGAAAAATGATATCAAAATATCCGTCTTAATCAAGGATATATAATAGCCCGAAAGGGACTTGGCCGAAAGGATAAGCCTTCCATGGTAACCAAGTAAAAAATTTGATAGCGAAATTAGGATAAAAAAATTGCGGTACATTTTTATTTGAAATTTTTCTAAAGGATTTTTTCAACAATGGATTTGGAGTCCCTGATAAAAAGAATTTACGACTCTTTTTTAAATCTGCTCTACGTTTTAGGATTTAGACGGAAATTTGAAATCCGAGTTTTATGATTTTACTCCCGAGACAGGAATCAAAATCAGCCATATTAACCTGATGGATTTTCTCGATTGACCGAAAACGAATCGAATGCTTGCTCAAGGCAGAATATTTGAGCCCTTGATTGTTGCAGGTTAAACAACAAACTATTATGGTTCATGAGTGGTTATTTTCAATGCCGCCGAGTGACAGGCAGGAAGGCATGCAGTCTATTATTGATATTGTTTTAGATTTTATTTTTAACGGCAAGAAGTTTAGTAAGTTTTTCAAAAGTTTTTTCAATATGATTTCCGTTTTTTTATATATGCCAAAAAAATAAAATTTTATTCCTGATCCTTATTAATCTGCTCCTGCTCTCCAGACTATTTTTAGTCGATAGGTTCCGTATAATAATAGTTGTTTTACTTTTTTATTCTGACTATCGTTTTTGCATTTTTGATCGTGAGTAAGAAGGATAGTCAGAAATGGAGAAGTAAAATTTTATCAACCATTTAAGAAAGGAGAAATATCATGCCAAAGCTATTTGTAGATGTTGGCCCTGACGGAGAGGCCAGAGTTTCAGGGGATGGCTTTAAAGGCCCGGTATGCCAGCAGGCCAGCGCATTCATGGAAGAGGCATTGGGCAAGGTGACGGATACTAAAAAGAAGACAGAATGGTATCTGACCAATCACGCTTCTTTGAAAAGAGAAGCGAGGATGGGAGTCGATGGCGCCAAACTTTGTGGATAAGAAAGGAGGGTAAGATGATGTCAAACTGGAAATATAAAATTGATATTAAAGAGGGGTGGAAAAAGGCAGAGAGACAAAAAATCTCTTCATTTGAATTAGCAACCATACTTGCTAAAAAACTTGAAGCATTACCGGTTTCTGAAGAAGAGAAAGATTTATTGAGTGTTGTTGTTAAGGCTTTTAATGAGGTTACCGACATTGAAAGTTTTGACTCAGCAATGGATAGCTTATATAATTGGGGAGATCAGGAACTCCCTCCATTTGATCAACAGTCTCAAAATAAAATGTGTCAGATTATATGCAGACCTAATAATAAAAAAAGTGGAATAGGAGGAAACTAAATAATGAGCCATGTCAGCAAAATTGAGATCGAGGAAAAATACGATTTCAACATAATCAAGCAGATGTGCCTTGACAACAAATGGAAATTCTGTCAGGGACAAACCCAGTTCAAACAGTATTACGGGTCAACCGATTGCCTTCATGCCATCAAGATTCCTGGTGCCGATTATGAGATCGGGGTTATCAAGGACGAGGAAGGCGAATGGCAATTGGTATTGGACGAGTATATGTCAGGCGGGCTTGCGAATGTGAGGGCCAGGCTGAAACAGTCATACGGCATTGCAACTGCCAAGGTTACGGCGAAGAAAAATAGGTACAGGTTCTATGAACGAAAGAGCCCTGTCGGGATAGGCTGGAAACGTATTGTTGTTGAAATATAATCTTTATTGGGAAGTTCAAATTGAGGGATTGAGCTTCCTGATAAGGATTTTATTTTTTTTATTAACCATTTAAGAAAGGAGATTTAAAATGATAATAAGCAAAGAAAAAATGGAAGCGGGAATTGAGATCGACCTGACAGGCCCTAACGGCAACGCCTTCTATTTGTTAGGCATGACCAAAGCCCTTTGCAAACAACTCGACAAGAACTTTGACGACATCTCCACAAGGATGGCAAGTGGCGATTACGAGAATCTTATTCAGATATTTGAAAAGGAGTTCGGAGATATAGTTACTTTGTATAGATAAGAAAGGAGAGCAGGACTATGGCAGATAAAAAAAGGGAAGGACAAGTTGATCCAAAGAAGATCATTATTGAATTTGTTAATGATGAAGGAGTAAAAAGAAACACAAACTTAAACGCTGTGCTTTGTGATTTGGGAAGCGAGGTTTTATCTGATCTTAATTGTGAGATAGCAGGAGTGTCGGAGGAATATATATTTAGCAAGGCTTATATAACAAAAGTAACTATTTATTGATTTTTAAGAAGGGAGAGTGATTATGGAGGAAAATTTAATGGAGCATGAGCGATATCGCTGGTCGTATATGACTTGGGTGCAGCTTGCGACTCGTCTGGAGCGAATCAAAAGACCAGAAAAACTATGTTGCTTTATCAAAGTAGCAAGGGAACGGGATAAAGGAAGTCTTTTAGACTTAGCAATTGCAAGGGCACATGATCTTGGCTATCTTGTAACGGACAACGACTTTCTGATCAGGAATACTGATGCGACCGATCGTATGAGGAGAGAAAATTTAGCCGAGCGAATACGAAATGCCGAGCGAATACGAAATGCCGAAAGAGAACAGAATATATCAATTTCTGCTTCACCGTCCAAAGAATTTGCTTGGCGAAAAAGGAGACCAAGAAAACAAAAAACTAAAAGAAAAGTTAGCCAGCCAGTAACATTTTCAACCGAACGTTACCTTGACATTTAATCTATAACAAAGAAAGGGGAGCAGAACTATGGCACAGGAAACAGGGCTCATAAACTATCTGAGGGCGGGATATTCTCACTTTTTTGTACAATGTGAAGATATCCCAAAAGGCTGTGAACAGATCAAGGACGAGCTGCTCGGCTATGAAAATAGTCAGAAGCAGAAACCTTTTGAAAAGATCGCAATCTGGGGCGTTACAGCCCCTCCGGCAATCACAAAGGAAAGAGAGGAAGAGCTTGAAGGAGAACATCAAGCCGACCCGATGAACCCACTCAAGGAACTTAGCGAAGGCCCGCAAAACGCAGTTGTTATTTTGAAAAACTTTCACTGGTTTTTGAAGGACGAACAAAGCGGCCAAGCCAGTTACGACCTTGTTCAATGGATTCAGGATCGTCTGATTCTGTTCAGGACGAGTGACAGAAGAAAAATAATAATCATTATCGCCCAAACGGCGATTTCCAATGCCATGCCGAAGGAACTGATCAGGGATTTCATTTCTTTGAAAATATCTTTGCCGGGAAGCGAAGAGATCGGAAAGATATTGGACGAAGCAATCGGGGTCGCCAAGAAACAAGTCAAGGACAAATTCAAAGTCCCCGACAAGAAAAAGAGACAGGAATTGGTCAATGCGGCAAAGGGCATGACTCCTCAGGAGGTTGAGAACAGCTATTTTTATAGTCTGATTCTCAATGACGGACAGCTTGATCCTGTCACAGTTACAAAGCGGAGGGCATCATTTCTGGCAGAGGTTGCAGGAGTAAAATACATCGAATATCAAGAAACATTTGAGAGTTTGATGGGAATGGATAACCTCAAAAAATTAGCACTCAGCATGGTCGATCATCCAAAGGCCAGGGGGATGATCTTGTTAGGCCCTGCCGGAACTGGCAAGAGCGCATTTGCAAAAGCCCTTGCCCAAGCGACAAAGAAATTCATGGTAACTTTGGAGTTTGCTCAATTCATGGGAAGTCTTGTCGGTGAAACAGAGGAAAAAGTCCGACGGGCGATTGACGCAATTGAGGCGATGGCCCCTGGCATCATCGTGTTTATTGATGAACTTGAAAAAGGATTGGCTGGTATCGGAGGCCGTGGCGTCAATGACGGCGGAACAACAGAAAGGGCTATGGCACAATGGCTCAAGTGGATGTCAGATCATGGCGACGGAATTTATGTTATTGCCACCTGCAACGATGTTACAAAGATTCCACCCGAATATCTCAGGGCAGAACGTTGGGATTGTGCCCCGATATTCATCGACTTGCCGAATGACAAGGAGCGAAAAGCAATTCTTGACTTTTATAAAAATCATTACAAGGTCAAGGGTCCTTTGACAGGTGACGGGACGACAGGCTGGTCGGGAGCGGAACTCAAGTCGGTTTGCAGGATGGCCAACATCATGCAAACAACCATTGACAAGACCAAGGAATGGATTATACCTGTTAGCAAGACGATGGATACTTCAATTGGTCAGTTGAGAAAATGGGCGAAGGGCAGGACTATACCCGCGACATCAATTAAGATGAACGGCAAGAAGTCAAGCCGTTCAGTTGATATTTAATTCTTTTGCTACCGTCTATAACTTAGGAGGGTTGTAGGCGGAATGGAAAAGAATTGAGTTTTCTTAAATATTAATCTATAACAAAGAAAGAGGAGGGTTAAAAATGGCAAACTGGAAATATGAAATTGATATTAAAGAGGGGTGGAAAAAGGCAGAGAGACAAAAAATTTCTTCATCTAAATTAGCTGAAATAATAGCTAAAAAACTTGAAGCATTGCCGGTTTCTGAAGGAGAGAAAGATTTATTGAGTGTTGTTGTTAAGGCTTTTAGTAATGTTACCGATATTAAAAGTTTTGACTCAGCAATGGATAGCCTATATAATTGGGGAGATCAGGAACTTCCGCCATTTGATCAACAGTCTCAAAATAAAATGTGTCAAATTATATGTAGGCCTAATAATAAAAAAAGTGGAATAGGAGGAATTTGATTATGGGACTAAGATATTTTCAGGTTCAGGAACTTGTGGGAGATGCTTATGATTTGGCACTGGACAGGTTTCTGGATGCCGATGAGGCAGTGCATGAAACCTGTCTATTTGAAGGCTTGCCAAGTCAGTTAGAACGTGCCTTGACTTTCCTGGTGCAGAAGCGAGTAAACGAAGCCGCTGCCGATCAGGAATATCGGGACTTCTGGGAGCTTTGCGAAATGGATGATGAGGAGATAAAATGGGCAGACGAAGTTTAAGGTAAGACCTGTCAGTAGACGCATGTAGGACACGAGATTGGTGGATCAGGATGTGGGGCCTGGCAGGCAACTCGCCCATAAAATTTTCAACAAGAAAGGGAGGTAAGGAAATGATACTTAAAGATGGAAGGATAACAATATTGACAAGCGATACGGGAGTTACAATCGAACTGCATGATTATGATGCAAGCGTTACGTTCGTAAAGGTGGTTTTAACCTCTGAACAATTTACTCAGGCATTATCAAGGCTGGCATATACTAAATGTCAGGAAATAGAGGTCATTGCCTTGGACAAAATAGGCAAAAAACATGAAAATAAAACCTTGAAATTTGAAATACCCGAGAGCTTGAGTTGGGCTTATAACAGAACTGATCCCACAGAACTTATTGACCTTGCCTTAAAAGTCTGCCCTGCTGGTTGGAGACCAGATTTTTCTTTTAGCTCACAGAACTCTTTTTTCAAAACGCGTGGTAAGTATTATGCCCGAACAATTATCAGGCGATGGGTTCAACCAAGAAAGGGGGATATATGAAAGTTATTTGTGCGTGGTGCGACAAAGTTATAAAGGAAGGAAGAAAAGAACCTGTCTCTTATGGCATTTGCGCTAAATGTCATAAGAAAGCAACGGCGGAAATAAACTTTGTAATCAAAAGAAAGGAGAAAGAAAATGAAAAGAAAAAGAAAAATTAAGAAGAGTAACTATTATACTATTCCTGAAGACAGGGCTCAGAAGATGGTCAAGACCGCAATGGAAGCGGGATGGCTGCTCTGGATCAAGACAGGCAGTTGGGGCAATCGAAAGAAGATTGCAAAGGAAGTTTTGAACGAAAAATTTCAAGACGATGCCAAAGCGATATCCGCTGTCCATAAGCTCATTGACAGTAACGAAGTGGCGGCGGTTACAAAGCCAATGTCACAGGTTCAGTCAACAGCCCGCAGGCTTTGTGCCCCTTGGTTTCATGAAGGGGTTTATTACATTTTTGAAAAGGACTTTGCGGAAATGGAGGAAGCTTGCAGATTGGCAAAGGAACAGATTGAGGAGAGCAAGACGGAGTTTGCCTTGAAGTATCCTGAACTTGAGAAGAAATTTGCAAGCGATAATCCCGGATTATATAATCCGGAGAATTATCCTCCAGTCGAGGTCTTGCTTGACAAGTTCCGGTTTGATTATGGGTGGCAAAAGATAACAGTTCCGTTTGGAGAAGACGGAATTGGGGTTGTCAGCAAAGATATCGTTGAAAGGGAAAATCAAAAGTTTGTCGAGCTGATGAAACGGGCAACTGAAGATGGAATAGCGAAAGCCCGCCAGGAAATGATTGAACTTCTTGCTCATTTGAAAGACAAGCTGGTTGATCCAAATTCAAAGTTCAAAGATAGCACTGTTGAAAAACCGAAGGTCTTTTTGCAAAGATTTAAGGAACTGATTACGGCGTATGAGGATCAGCCTTCCATTGATATCATTGATGATATCGAGCAGATTCTTGATGGAATTTATGCAGGGGATTTGAGAGACGACAAAGAATATCGACAGGAAATCGGAAAGATAATGTCAGATGTGGTTGAGTCTTTTGAATCCTTGCCAGTTGTGAAGCTGGAGAGAGCATTGGACATTTAACATTTATCAGGAAGCCTAACTTGAGGATTTAGGCTTCTGAGTAAGCGTTGAAGTCATTTTTTTATTAACTTTTAAATGAGAAAGGAGAGAAATTATGCCCAAGAAAATTGTTTTACTTCCGATGGAAGTTCCAGACGGAAGGTATTGTTGGCAACATATACCGCCCCATGAAATTTGTGAATACTTTGACAATGAAGGCGGCTGTCCATCTTGCGACAAAGGTTTGGATGAAGAGTTTCTTAAAAGAACAAATAAGGGAGTATTAAAATCTACAAAATGTTTGTCTTTACAGAAAGGGGAAAAATGGAAAGATTGCAAAACAGGAATTTGAAAACACACCAAAACAGATGGGGCGATACTAATTTAAAGGAAAGAGATCCTTTATTAATAAGAAAAACACCTTGCGGAAAAATCTTTGAGAAAGAAAATAATGAGAAAGGGGAAAAACATGGGAAAGTACAAGAGGAGAAAGTATAGCAATAAGGAAAAAGCATTTGAAATTGACGTGGAAAGAAAAGGGTTGAACTATTATGAGCAGGACGGAAAAATCATTGTAGCGGATAATTTAGAAGTGATGAATACTCCGGAAAGGCATTTTATGTTCAAGGAAATGCTTTTTTCGTTTTCGATCGAAGCAAAGGCCGTGGTCAAATTGGTATTTGATTCCCCAACAGAACTTATGGAAATTGGATTAGAATCAGGCAGGGGAATCAGTCGTGAAAGTTTAATGAAATATCTCAGGCGTCAGAAGAATTGGCCTTTTCAAACAATTCAGGAAACATTCAAAGAAATAAAATCCGGCTTGAAAGAGCTGACGGAGTAAAGGGGAATAAAAATGATAAGAAAAAAATGCCTTAATGTTATTCTTGTTTGTTGTGGAATATTAGTGCTGATTTTTATTTTTTATTTTTCCTCTGGATGTGCTCACCAGAAAAGTCTTTGGTATGATGCGACTACTGTCAAATGGACAGCAAGTTGTGTACCAAGGGCTGTTTTCCAGGCAATGACCGCAAGAAGAAATGGATATGAAATTCGTATCGCTCTCGGAAAGATAGTGGATAAAAAATATAAACATTGCCAAGCTCAAGCTAAAATTGATGACGCTTGGTATTTTTTAGACAGTTGTTATAATAAGGTTTTTGTTGGGGAACAACATAAATTCTATGTGATCAAAAGATATGTTACATTGGAAGAGGCAATAACATGGATAGTAAGAGTTCAAAGAAAGGAATAAAAAAAGGGGGAAAAATGAAAACATCCGATAAAGCCCAAAGCGAGCGACCGGACATAACAGAACGCCTCAAAGACGACAAGTTTGTAGTCGGCGCGCTTCAAGCCCTTTACAGAGAGCAGGAAGCGGACGAGCAGATGATGAAACACACTCATTATAAGAATGGCAGAGGGTTTAATTCACATGATGCAGGAGTCCTTTCCGATATTGCAGACTTCTATAATAAGAGAGGACTCTTAACATCCAAACAGATTGACTTTGCCCGCAGAAAGATCGAGAAATATAGCGGACAGCTGGAGCATCTTGATATTGAATCCTTGCCCATTAAAAAAGCAGCAGTAGATAAAAAAGAGATCGAGACTTTGAAATGGACGGGGTTACTTGACAATAAAATCCTGATCAAATTTCAGTTCCCAAGAGGCGATTCAAGGTTCAGAGAAACTTTAGGTCATGTCAAGACATTGACAGGCAGAAAATGGAATCCCGAACTTGACGACAAGCCTTGGACTTGTCCACTTGCTCTTGACAGTTTTGAGGCATTAAGGGAATGGAAGTTTGACATTTCTTCTGAATTACAAGAATGGTATGACAAAATGCAGTATGAGGATGAAAAGAAGATTGTCAATATTCCTGGTTTGGGAATGAATTTGTATCCGTTTCAGACAAGAGGCGTTGAGTTCGTAGAGAGCAGAAAGGGCAGGGCATTGATTGGGGATGAGATGGGATTAGGCAAGACCGCACAGGCCCTTGCATGGATACAACTTAACAAGGAAACTTCTTTGCCAGCACTTGTTATTGTCCCCGCCTCAATCAAATTAAATTGGGAAAGGGAATGCAAGATGTGGTGTCCTGATCTATCGGTTCAGATCCTATCAGGCAAGTCGAATGGCGGAGCAGGACTTACAGACATTACCATTATCAATTATGATATTGTCAGCGCAAGAAAGAAGGAACTGTTATCTATTAAATATAAGACAGTGGTGATGGACGAGGTTCACTTTACAAAGAACAACAAAGCCCAGAGAACCAAGGCAGTACGATCTTTGGCAAGAAGAACAAAAAATATCATTGCTTTGTCAGGGACGCCGATTGTCAACAGACCAATTGAGTTCTTCAATTGTCTCAACATGATCATGCCAGAGCGATTTCCTTCTTTCTGGAAGTACGCACATGAATATTGTGGGGCCAAACACAATGGATTTGGGTGGGATTTTTCAGGGGCATCCAATATTGAAAAGCTTCATGAAATAGTCACAAAGTCAATAATGATCAGGCGCAAGAAGTCAGAAGTAATGAAAGATCTCCCCGCCAAGGTTAGAATCGTCATTCCTTTGGAGATCGATAACAAAAAGGAATACGATAAGGCAGAAGTCGATTTCATTTCTTGGGTCAGAAAGGAGTTTGGAAATGAGAAGGCCGCAAGTGCTGCACAAGCATCGACTTTGGCAGAGATCGAAGGCCTTAAACAATTGACCATTGCGGGCAAGATGAATGGCATTATTTCCTGGATTCAGAACTTTATCGAATCAGGTGAGAAGCTGGTTGTCTTTTGTACTCATCATAAAACGGTCGATATCTTAATGGATGAGTTCAAGGGAATTTCCGTAAGACTTGATGGCAGGAACAATCAAAAGGCCAAACAGGAAGCGGTTGACCAGTTTCAAACAAATAACAAGATCAAATTGTTCGTGGGAAATATCAAGGCGGCTGGAATTGGAATAACTCTGACTGCTGCCAGTTCAACTTGCTTTGTGGAATTGGGCTGGCAGCCTGGTGAGCATGATCAAGCAGAGGATAGAGTTCACAGAATAGGACAGGAAGCGGATTCAGTCAATGCATACTATTTGATTGCCCATGATACAATAGAAGAGGAGATCGCGGAGTTGATTGACAAGAAGCGAAAGGTGTTGGAAAAGGTTCTTGACGGCAAGGCGGTTGAGGGTTCGTCTTTGTTGTCCGAACTCTTGAACAGAATGCTAAATAAATAAGAAAGGAGTTAGGAAATGGAGATTACAGTTGGACAAATTGTAAAAGAGCCTTATACAAATAAAAAGGTTAGGGTTAGTTGGATAGGGGATACGCCACATTGTGGAGATATGATTGTGGCAGTTGAGAGTATAAGGGGATTAAATAAAGGTACAAATAAATATTTTTTAAGTGAAATAAAAAAAGCTACCAATGACAAAATTACAGAAATTTAAAACAGAAAGGAGAAAAAATTATGTCAACAATTCCAATTGTTAGTTGTCACAAATGCAAACCTGAATTATGGAAAGCGGTCAAGGGACTGGAATCCGAAGGAGATTATCTTTGCAAGACCTGTCATAAAACAATCAATCAGATTTTGAGAAAGATCAGAAGGAGGGAGAAAATAAAAATTTAAGGGATTAGTAAATATATTATATAATAGAAAGGAGGGAGAAAAACAATGACAGACTGCATAAGATGTTTCAAGAGAGAAAGAACAATTCATCACGACGGAACTGTTTACAAGCATGATCAGGCAGGGGTTGATTCATTGCTTTGCGGAAGCTGTGTTCAAGTCGTAATAAAAGCAACAAATACCATTCCTTGGGATGGTGACTTTGAAGCGAAAAAGAAATACAAAAGAAAGGAGAAATAAATGACAGTTTACAAAAGGAGAAAGCCTCCGACAATCTATTCCATGATTTTTTGGTGCGATAAGCATGGGCAAAGAATAAGATTGGACGCTTGCATTGCCAGGGGAGAAAGAAGGGACAACGGATGCATAAGGTGCGAACAGAGAAACCAACTTTTAAAGAAAGGAGAATAAAAATGAATGAAATAGTATTTTTGATAGTTTTGACATTGTCAAGTACAGGAGACGCTTGGAGATATAATTATCATGAAATGCCAAGCCTGAAAGTATGTCAAGAATGCGTAACCAATACAAGAATTGTGCTTCCAAACAATGGAGATGCTGAGGCTGGTATTGTTATGTATTGCGCAAAAGATAAAAGAAAAAAAGGAGAATGAGATGGAATTATTGGCAAGAGCAGTAAAACTCGCGGCAAAGATCAAGGAGGAATCCTATGATTTAAAGAAGGCAGAAAAATTAGATTTAGAGGACACAACAAAGATTGCAAACTTCGAGGATTGCTATACAATATCCTTAGAAGAAGCGAGTGATCAAGCGGCAGAAAAAGTAGGTTTTGATAAAAGAGGAGTGTTGCCAGTATATTTACTTTTAAAATATGCATGGAATGATATTTTAGATTGGGCTGATCAGTTTAACGAGTAAAACAAATGGAAAAGATATTCGATCCAAAACAATTTCTTGATCAATTTGGAATTCCGAATACGGATCGAGGCAAGCATGCCCGAGCAGGATGGGTTCAGATCAAGTGCCCATTCTGTACAGGGCATGAAGGTTGGCATGGCGGCTTCAATATTCAAGGAGAATATTACAACTGTTGGAGATGTGGTTGGCGGTCTTTACCTGATATTATCATGCGATTGTTGGAATGCAACTATCCAGCCGCAAAAACCTATATAAATAAGTATGGAAATACCCTGTTAGACAAGCGAGACATAGACAAGAATCAATTGTCTCGCTCTTACCCATACATTGATATGTCTTTTCCGCCAGATAGTCGTCAGCTTAGTGTTTCTCATAGAAAATATCTTAGAAAAAGGAACTTTGATCCAGATAAATTAGAGCAGGAGTGGAAACTCAAAGGGACAGGAAATGTCGGAGATTACAAGTTCAGAATCATCGCCCCGATATTCCTGAATCAGAAAATGGTCAGTTTTCAGGGTCGTGACATAACCGACAAACAGTTTGCAAAATATCAAGCTTGTGAAAGAAAGGATGAGATTGTTCACCACAAACATACCTTGTACGGCATTGACAAAATCAGGAACAGGGTTGCCATTGTCGTAGAGGGAGTGTTCGACGTTTGGAAATTCGGCCCTGGAACCGTCGGGACTTTTGGGATTGAATTTACAAATAGTCAGGTCAGGATAATGATTGAGAAATTAGACAAGGTTTTTATTTTTTATGATGCAGAAGATCAGGCACAAAGACAGGCAGACAAGCTTGGCATGTTGATTGATGGACTTGGCAAGGATGTTGAACTGTTGACTCCTGACTTCGGAGATCCTGCCGATTTGCCAAATAAGGAGGCGAAAGAACTACGGAAGGAGCTACTAAACTATTGAAATTCTTATAAATAAAAAAATATTAAAAATAATTTTTTAAAACATTAAAAAATAATATATAATAGATTATATAAGGATAGGGAATCGGGGAGCGGGCGATGTCTAATCCTTTCTTCATTGCTTACTTCCCTTTCCCTATTCTTGTCCGGTGGGTGGGTGCCTTGTTGCAACAAGGTCTTAAACAATAGGTGTGGGGGATAGCGGTGTATCCCTCGCATACCCTTTCCCTTCTTATTAACCTTTGCAATGCTCAATCGTTGCCAACACCTGGGAGGTTATCAAAAAATGTCAGTTGGAAGATCAAAAATAACTCCTTTTAAACAACAAGATTTACAGCTTCTTTTTAAAGACTTGCTTTATAAAACAGAATGTGTTTTTAATAAACATAGCAAAAAAGATTGGCTCGATAAAACATTTCATCTTTTTGATGTAACTGCCGGAGATGCTATTGACAATTTGACAAGTCCAATAATTTTTCTTGATAAACTTTTACTTCATGAAGGATTAGATTTTGAAGCAACCTTTATAGAAAAAGACAAGAAATCATTTTCTCTTCTGAAAAAAAATCTCAAAAAATATATTTCCAGAATAGTTTTTCTTGATGATAAAGATTATTTTAGGATAAATGTATCCTTAAAATATGATAAAAGTGAAAATATTCTTCCTTCGCTTTTATCAAAATCTTCAGCAAAATATGGATTATTATATTGCGATATGAATGGCTATACTCAGAGCCTTTGGAATAGCATAATAGAAGTCACTAAAAAACAAAAATATTTAGATGTATTAATAAACTTCAGTTCTGTAACATTACTAAGAAATATGGGCGTTAAAAAAGTAAAAGGATTTAAAAAGTACAATAAGAATCTTTCACAACTTATTGATCAAATTTGCCTTTATAAAAACTCAGTATATATTAGAGACGTTATCAAGGAAGAACCTTCAACAGCAAATAAATGGAAATTTATTATGTTGTTCTGTACCAATTTTGATAATTATAATCTGAATAAATTAAAATATAAATTTGTTCCTGTTAACTCACAGAAAGGACAAAAGATAATTAATTTGCTTATGAAAAAAGGAGAGAAAAATGGACATTAAAAAGATTAAAATTCAAGACCCTTTTAAAAACCTTTTTAGAATTTACGATGAAGATTACAAAGAGGTGCTGGAAGACATCCGGCAAAACGGATACGACCAAAATGAACCTATTCTGATATGGAAAGAAAAAGGGTTCCTGATTGACGGGCATACAAGGTTAGAGGCGGCCAAGGAAGTCAAGCTAAAAGACATTCCTGTTAATCTGTTAGAATTTGATGGTGAAGATGCCGCTCTTAAATACTCAATCAAGCGCAACAAGAACAAAGGCCGAAGGGTGACGGCTGGCGACAAGTTCCGATTGTTTGAGGCATTGGATAGGGTGGGGGCTTATGGTGGAGATTATAAGAGTGAGGACTATAAGAAAAATCGGTATTTAAATTTAAATACCGATAACAAACCTTCAGCAGAAAAGACCGCCAAGCTGATAGGAACAGGGATCACAAACGTGAACAAGATGAGAACCATCCTGGGATATGCGGATGCGGATGATATCGAGGGGATTAAGAATGACGATCTGTCCATTGACGCTGTCTGGAAGCTGGCAAAGGAAGTGAAACAGAAAATAGAAGATGAACTGAACAAGGAAAGCAAGTTCAATGCAACAAATGAAAATATAGAATGGGCAAAATGGACGTGGAATCCCGTCACCGGATGCGAACATGGATGCAAGTATTGCTATGCAAGGGACATTGCCAACAGATTCTATAAGGAAAAATTCGAGCCAACCTTCAGGCCCAAAAGACTTACAGCCCCTAAAAGTACAAAGATTCCCGAATCAAGAAAAGACGAGCCAGGAATAAACAACGCCTTTGTTTGTTCAATGGCAGACTTGTTTGGGGACTGGGTTCCCCAGGAATGGATTGATGAAATATTAAGTGTTTGTGATGAAAATTCTCAATGGAATTATCTGTTCTTGACCAAGAATCCAAAGCGATTAACCAAAATTGACTGGCCAAAAACAGCCTGGGTTGGAACGACCATAGATGTTCAGTCCAGAATCAAAGACGCAGAAAACATATTTTCAAAATTCAAAGCCCCTGTAAAGTTCTTTTCGTGTGAACCATTACAAGAAGAGTTAACCTTCAATTCCTTAAAAATGATTGACTGGATTATTATCGGAGGAAGGAGCAAGAGTTCAGGGATGGATGAAGGGCAACCAAAATGGGAGTGGGTAGAAAAAATACTTAACAAAGCAAGACAAGATAATGTAAAAGTTTATTTCAAACCAAACTTGAAAGTCAAACCAAAAGAATATCCTGAAGTAATTTTTTAATATTGGAGGTTGTCAAAAAAAAAGAATGTCAAAATACAAAAGAAGAAGTTCGATTATAGAGGAAGATTCTATTCTTATTGATATCAAAGACGAGCCCATAGTAATTAGCAAAGTGACAAGCGATCTGATTTTAAAGCAAGATCATCCATCTGATCTTATGGCATTATATTGGTTTTATTATTATACCGCCAAATGGCAACAAACAAAGAAAATAAAATCAACTACTGGCTATACCGCCAAGGGGCTTAAATGGAGTGATCAAAAAGTTCGAGATAGAAAACAACAACTGATAAAACTTGGATTGATAGATAATGTTACTGCAAGAGATAAAAATACAAACAGAATTACAGGCCATTACATCCTTGTGAAGTTTATTTGGTGGGATAAGGAAAAGATAGAATCCCACCCTCATGGTTTCCCAGAGTATGGGAAAAGCCACAGTGTGGGAAATCATAGGGCAAATGCTTTAAGTACTAATAGATTAAATGCTTTAAAGACTAATAGTAAAAAAGATTCTAAAGAATCTTTAAGCGATTCCTCAGAATCGCCAAAATCCATATATCTTGAAAAATGGAATTCCTTTCAAAGTACACAATCTCATAATTCTCCCAATACCAAAACTTACAAGAAAGCAAGGCAATATTTTTTCCAATTAGTGCGGGGCACCTTTTGGCAGAATAAGGTGTTGGATGAAGATTGGTGGAAGAGATGTAAAATTCCCCAATCATGGAAAACTAAACGTTGGCCAAGATCAAAGCTTCTTGAAGGATTGGAAAGTTTGGAAAAACTGTTTCTTGAGGGATATTGGCCTCCCGATAAAAGCAAACTGCCAAGAGACCTTCCTTCATTGCTGTATAATTCCAATACTGGCAAGTCGTTTTTCTTTCAGGTCTTGAATGATATTCCTGAATCAAATCAAAATAAATTCAGAGACAAATATTCCAAGCTGACAAAACTGATAACGGATGAGTATGATTTTGAGATTTCCCGTGATCTGGTTTTCAATGTCTCTGACCTGGTCGAGTTCAACAAGTCCTTGAATCGTTCAGGTAGGAATGGTTCTGGTAAATATGTGGAAAGAAAATTGCCATTGAAGAATCCCGAGAGGTTGGTCAAGAGTTATTTGCGATTTCTGGAGTTTCAAGATTGGATTGAAGAATACAATGTTAAGATGTTCAATCCGAAGCATAAGATCTTCAAGATGTGGATAAAGGACGAGAGCAAGGACATCGGCGTTGATATGATTACAGGAAAGCTGTTAGGATAAAGGAGAAGATATTACTTATGCCGTGGCGTGTGCATGTGATGAGATTGATGAGCATAACAAGGCGCTTCACCAGACGCCGTAAAGCATGGCGCTGGTGAGCTTAATCGTTATCTTTAAAAAAAGAGGTGTGGGAATGAGCGAAAGAGAAGAACAGCTTGAGAAGTATAGAAAAATGGATGTAATCTCTTTACTAAAAATCAGGTTTTATGATTCTTACGAGCCCTCTACGCTTGAACAAATAATCTTTGAAAAGGTCAAAGCCTTGCAATCGATATGCAGTGATAGTTTGACTTAAGTGGAGATAAAAAATGGAAATGGTACTGGATGTATAAAATTGATAACCAATCAATTCAGCCGACAGGTCGCTGATTTAACCGTTAGCGATAAAGAACCGATTAAAGATATGGAAGAGCTTGTTGATATGGCATTTGATGATATACCGGAGCCGTCAGATAGCGACACCCCATTTTAACAAACTGTTTACGCTGGTTAAAAAAGCCGCTGATTTAAATGTTAGGAGAGTGTGCTGATAAGTGATGGAGGTCCGGCTGTAGAAAGTATGGCTAATGCCGGGGCAGTGGATAGGATGCGGGCGAAATCGGACATGGTGCGCCATACCGCAAATCCGACGACCCGAGGACGCATGGGCCATGCTTATTGGCACACTTAACAAACCGTTTCATCGTGGCCCGAAAAAGTCGGTTAGTTTAAACGTTATCTGAAAGGAGGGTATTATGGGTGAGACAAGGAGGAGAGGAACATTTGAAGAAAGAAGAACTGCCGCAATAAAGCGAGAGGCAGAGGAATATAAAAAACAAAGATTATTGCAGATTGCTCAAAATGAAGCAATGCCTGTTGCGGAAAAGGAACAGCAACGAAATAATGCACATTTATTTGCGACTTTGATGGGTATGGCCGGTCCACAGATAATGAAAAGATTTGACTTATGATCAAGAGACGCAAAGCCCCTGATTCTCGCATTGAGCGACAGATTGCAACAGGCATGATCGTTAGCGAATCTTTTCTCAAGGAATTGATTCCGATCTTTCGGCAGGACAGCTTGATGTTGCCCTATGCCAAGGCGGTGGCGAATTGGTGCATTGAATATTATACTGAATATCAGGAAGCGCCTGGCAGGCATATTCAGGATTTGTTTCTTGCTCACAAGGATGACTATATTGATCCTGATCAGTTTGCATTGATCGAAACTTTTCTGGCAGGGTTGTCTGATGAATATGAAAAGGCCGAGACTTTTAATGTTGAGTATATTCTGAAAAAGACAGAGTTTCATTTTCGCAAACAGTCTCTTGATACCTTGAAAAATAATCTGGCTCAAAGTATTGCAAGTGGAAGAGTGGAAGAAGCGGAAGCGTTGATTGGAGGGTTTGATCGCATCGCCAGACCGAAGACGGTTGGGGTGAATCCGATATCTGATACCTCGGTTATCGCGAATGCTTTTGATGAGAGTTCTGGTGATAGGATGTTTTCCTTTGCCGGCGACTTGGGAAGAATGTTAGGTTCTTTTGAAAGAGGGATGCTTGCCATGATTGTCGG